TCACAGGGCACAATGTTGATTTGGACACCAAAGGAAACTGTTTAAGTTTTATTATTTAAACATATTTCAAAGCATTTGCCTGGTGTTTAATTTTTTCACCTGTTAGGTGATAGTAAACTTTAACAGTATTGGCATTCACTCCCAGTAGTGCTGCTGTTGTGCTTTCAGGCAGGCCATTGGCTGCACACATATACCCAAATGAATGTCTGCCACTATGTGTACTGATCTCTTTATCAATGCCAGCCATTGATGCCAGGCTTTTCAGCATGACATTGCATTTTTGATTGCTCAGTGGCTTTGGTAAATCTTTTATATATACAATAATTTTTGACAGTGTTTTGCCAATAGGCAGCACCACATGTGTTTTGTTTTTCAATGCCCTCAGCTTTATATGTCCATCCTCAACATTGCTCATGCTAAATCTACCCCAGTCAGAATGTCTCAGGCCTGTGTAGCATGCCAGTAGAAAATAGCACAGTGTGTCATGCATTGATTTGCTCATTGGTTTGTCCAGCAGATCCACCATCAGTTTCAATTCATGATCCACCAGGTACAGCCTATCTGTCTGTTGGTACTTTGGTTTGATGTATTGATCAAATGGATCATCATGGATGATCTTTTCTTTCCTGGCCTGTGTGATGATCCTGCTGACATATTTGATTGTGGTGTGGATGGTGTTGGGTGCTAGTGGCTTTTTTCTGCACCATGTTTCAAACTTTCTCAGCCATTCAACTGTCACATCACTGATCAATAATTGCTCACCTCCAAAGTCTATGATCCTGTTCAATTTTGTCTGATCCCATTTGACCTCTTTTGCATATTGCTTGAATGACCTGGCCACTGTCACCTGGCCTTTGATGATCCTCTTTGACAGCTGCACACCCTGGATGCTGTTGTTGATTAAATCCCTTTCAATTTCGGCAATCTTTCTCCTGATTGACACATTGATCAGCTTTGCATTTTCATGCTTGTAAACAGCTTTATTTTCATCATCCCACTGGTCTTTGTGTACCCTGTGTGATGTGTTTATGTAGGTGACTTTCCTATCAACAGTGACAGCAATTTTGATTGATGCCATGCCTTTCTCATTGATCTTATGTTTCAGGATCACTGGCCTGATGGTGAACTTTTGCATAGTGGGTAAAACAGTGGGTAAAACAAAAGGACAAACAAATGAACTAATAAAGGATAAAAATAGATAAAAATAGCATAGCCTGCAAATGCAGTCCAGTGGCTGGAATGCAGACTGGACATAAAAAAACCACTGATTTACAGTGGCTTAGTTTTTGCTTTCTGTGGAGCTGGTGGGATTTGCTATGTCTATGACATTCAATATCTTAGATGCATGGGTAAAACGTACAGACAAACATCTGACTAAAATTTGACATTTGCCAGGTCTTTGCCCAGCTTTGCTGCACACTTTTGCATCTGCTTTTTTTCCTGATCGGTGAAATCAATGGGCTGTTTGTTGCCATCAAATCCTCTCAGTTTGTGATAGTAGTTTGTGATCCCAGTGCAATACCTGGTGAAAAACTGCTTTGCAGGTACTATCTTAAAAAATTCATCTCTAGTCATATCGTACATGTCTTATAGGAATCAACATCAAATGTCTTACTTTTTGCCAACTTTTTAGGCTTTGATCTTACTTTTTTTGATGGCTCATAGCCTTTCACCCTGCAATAGACATCAACATCTGTGTAGGTGATGCCCAGGATCTGTGACATCCTTTGCACTGGCTCATATTTATGATTCTCATCAATGTATTCCTTTTCCCTAATGGATAGCGTTTTGCTGGATTTGCCTCTCGGCATTTCGGCCAGCCTGATAAACTCTGCCATGACTATTTACAGAAAGGATCTTGCAGTAAAGACAAAAGGTAAAATGCAGCTGAAACGGCAATGATTGCCTGGATGGTTTTGTTTTTCATAGTTTGTAGGTTTAGAACACAAACATAGTACACTATGTTTTACTAACCAAATTTATTTTAACGGTAACGCATAAACGTAAAAAAGCCCACCATGAAAATGGCAGGCCGTATTTAACCGAATCTATGAAAACAACTAAATTTTTTCCTCTCTGAATATCTGTTCAATGTGACTAGGTAGCACTGTGTAGTCATTTTTAAAATGGCTAGGCATCACATCCATCAGCCTTTTATTGTTGTATGGGCTGTTGTTTGACTTGCACCATCTTTTGCTGATCATCATCCAATTGTAGAAATAGATGTATGTGTTTGCCTTTTTGATGTATTGCTTTTTGTCAATAGGTAGTTTGAATTTATTGATTAATGACACTGATCTGATCTCATTGTCCAGTTCTAAATCCCTGCACAGTCCTAGATAGTGTGACAGGTTTCTGACCTTCTTACCCTCTAGCATAGCATTGAATCTGTCATATGCCCCTGCATTCATGGCATTTGTCCAGGCTGTACATTGTTCAGCCCATTGTGTAAAGTGTGCAAATTCATGCACCAGGATCTCAAAGGAATCAGGTCTGTTCATAGCACAGGCCAGCACAGGCACAGATTCATCAAAATATCCTGAACATCTGTTTGTGGCATCTAGTTTCAGATACTTTGTATTCTTTAGCTTGCACTGGACATTGAATGTCTTGCAGGTATTTTTGACATGTTCAACAAAGTCCATAGTTATTGCTCTTTTAAGATGGCCTCATCAGGCCTGTCTATTTCGGGAATGTTCACCCTCTGACCACCTCTGACAGCTGCCAGCATTTTTCTCAGTTGGCTTTCCAAAGAATGCACATCCTGTAGTTTCTGCACCAGCCATGATTCCTGATCCATGACTGCCATCTTATTAAATCCTTTTGGCATTTTCATATTCAAATTGTATTAGTAGATCAATGTAGTGTTTGGCTTTTTTCAGATCCTCAACTCCATTCTTTTCTCTGTGTCTCATCACATACTTTATGATGTTGCCCTCTATGAATGGCACATTGTTGGCATGTATGAACTCTGTAGGCTGGATCTTATATTTAGCATAATGACCACCACCCACCTGGATGTCTGATGCTTTACAAGATTTGGCCATTGTAGATCCTTTTGTTGCTTACTGAATAGGATTTGTCTGCATGCACTTTGATGTGTGCAAAGCCATGACTGTAGTTGCTCACCAGTGGGCTGTAGTCAGGTTTCAGTTCACACAGGCATCCTGTACTCCAGGTTGTGGTCATGTCACCATCCATGTTTGTCTCTGTATGCTCACTCACTTTGTGTACATGCCCAATGATTGTTGATTGCTTTGCTTTGGTATATAAACCCCTGGCACTGTTCACTGGTGCAAAAAAGCCTCTCATCACATGGTGTCCATGTGTGATTGATAGGTGACCAGCTTTCACCAGGACATTGTCCTCAATGCTGGTGATCTTGTATTTGTTGAAATTCAGCAGGCTTTCCATCTTAAACTCATCCATGTCCAGGATCTCAGGTGCTTTCACCCTCAGATACAATTCCAGTCTGATGTCATGGTTGCCTTTTAGGAAATAGATCTGTTGTGTAGGAAATGCCTCTCTCATGGCATCCAGCATCACCTTTGCTGTGTCCAGTTCATATTTGACAGATCTCTTTGCAGGATTCTTTTCAAACCTACTGATTTGACAAAAGTCCATCAGATCACCATTGATGAAAATGGTGTTCACATTGTTTTCCTGGCCATACTGGAATGCAGCTGTAGTGGCTGCAATGTCATGATAAGGGATGTGCAGATCTGAGATCAGCAGAATATTGTTGCAGGCTGTTGGTAGTGTGAATGGCTTTCTTTCCTCTGCACTGCTTTCAGGTAATTTATACGGATTGTAGTTGTATTTTAAATCCTCTTTTTTGTGTCCAGTGAATTTGCGTTTCTGATCACCGACCTGCCCTCTGACATATCTCAATGAATGTCTAGCATCCTCTATGTCTTTGTACAGTAGATTGTTTTCTTTGTAGATTTTCCTGGCTAGTGTCAGGGTTGGTGTGTCTGCAAAGCGTTCATGATACTGCTGGGCAGTATCTTTCTTTGGGTGTTTCATAGGTATTGGATTTCAAATAAATGTCACTCTGTGACCACTATATCAGCACAAAGCCATTTTTGTCTACTTTCCCAGCAGCATGCAGGCTTTTCAATTCATATATAGATTTCCCGAATGATTTTTGAAAATGTGGCAGATCTAAAAATTTCCAGTCACCACCCCACTCAAATCCGTATCTCTTAAATATCTGCACCACCTCCATCCAGTCTGCTTTGCCATCCCCATCAAAGTCTGATTTCACATCCCAGGCAGCAGTTTCAAAAGTTCCATTTTTATCTTTGTCCAGGATCAGCACAATATCAATGGCCAGGCCATAGTTGTGATATGACTGCCCACCTTTGGCATTTGTAACCCTTTTACCAGGCTTTGATCTGCCCTGGGCAAATAGTGCATCCTGTTCAGCAAAAGTCCTTAAAGTGTACGCAAAACGGCAAATGGCACTACCTGTCAGTGATGCCACTATCTCATCATAAAGTTCCAGTGCCTCATCCCTCAATTTTGGGTGCAGTAGCTGAATCCTCTCCAGTGTCTTTTGGTCTTTCATCTTTTTTAAATTTTTCAAATGCAGTCACTCCAAATACAGCAGCTGAATAAAGTAGAAACCCCTCAAATACAAACTGCTTTGTATTGGGCAGGTAGCCCATCACAATAGCATTGATGAAAGCAGTGATGCCAGCAAATCTTTTGCTACTCACCAGGCCATCATCCGACAATAAGTTTTTTAAGAATTTCATATATCCTTTTCCTGGATATATATAGCACAAAGCCAGCTATTAACACAATGATCCAAAGCCAGCTGATCTTTTTCTTTTCTACAGTCTTTGTCACTTTCTTTTCAGAAACTGTGACACTTTGCTGCTTATCATTCAGGATGGCCACATCTTTAGTGATGTTGGTTGATTCCTGTTTGTCTTTTCGTTTATTTCGTTTATAGCGGATCTCTTTGATAGCCTGGGCAGGTATGCTCACACTGTCACCCTTTAAAGTAAAAAGCCCAGTGGCAGTGTCTTTTAACACCACCACCAGGTCTGTAGTTTCTATTTCTTTTGTAGATGTGTTTGCTGTACTGTCTGACTTTACAAACTGCTTTGACTGATCTATTGCCACAGCTGAACTGTCTTTGATTTGCTTATTGGTAGCTTTTTGCACCAATGAACATGATGTGAACAGCAAAGCCAATATGATCAACCTCATTCTCTGTCTTGTTTGTTTTGCATGGATATTGCCAGCTTGTTGATAGTCTCAATAATATTGTCCAGCTTTTTAGCAATACTGTCCTCATTCTTTTCAACCATGCTCACCCTGACCTCTAGTTCTTTTAATTTCAAACTAACTTTTACATAGATGCCTATCAATCCAATGATGATGGCTATGGCCTGGCCTGCTAAAAAAACGGCAATACTTGTCATGTTTACTTACTATCAATCAATTTTAAAAATACTGGATAGATCTCATCAGTCTCAATGCTGCCTATTGTGTCAATGGTGATTTCACCTGACCACAAATTCACAACATCAATGTCCTTTTCAGCCGTTAAAAGTTCCTCTTTTTCCTTAACCAACTCAGGCCACTTTTCTTTTGACACAGTGATTTGTCCATCCTTTTCCTCACCGTACTTTTTGAATAGTTCCTGTTCAGCCTCAGAATACAATTTGAACTCAGGTGCTACCACATTATTCAACCGCTGCAAATACAGCTTTGTTTTCATGTTCACCTTTTGTTTCAACAGCCCCTGACTGATGATCTCATTTGATCCGTCTGCTTTTTGCTTTGTGATTCCGTTCAATTCATAGTGAAGTGAAACCACCTCATGTAGTTTTAGTTTCATGCTTTCGTGTTTTTTTATATATAGCTTTTAAGCTATTTTTTATCAAGTAAGTGTCAGCCCTAATTCACCAGCAGCCCAACTCCATGTGTAGGTGTTGCCTGTCCTGGATGTGTAGTCAGATCCTGACATGGTCAGATTCCCATCTGCAACCTTTAGATCACCTGATGTCCTCAGTTCATAGTAGTAAACTGATTCAGTGTCCAGGTCATCATCTATGCATTTCAAAAACAGCTTTGTGGCTGTTGCAGCTGCACCATTGATCCAGGTGCTTACTGCACTGATTGTCTTTGTCATTCCGTCTTATTTGTGGTGTGCATCATCACACACCTGGTTTGTTATTCTGCCCAGGGCAATGGTAGATTCACTATTGGGGGATTCTTAATGTCTGCAATCTTTGCAGCCACATTTGCCTGCAATGCCTCAACATCATTTCCTGCCTCTAGCCAGCTGATCACTTGATCCTCTGTCAAATCAGGATAGGCTGTAAAGTCTGTTTCTGATGGTGTAGCACATCCCATTGCACCGTATGTGTCAGCAGTGATGTCACCATCTGTGCCTGCATACCTCCAATGAATTGTTTTCACTACATCTAAAAGTTCACCATCCTGTGGTGCTGTGTCAAGACTATTGTCTGAGAAAATCCATTTGTATTGTATTGCCATTTCTATTTGTTTTTAAGGTGTACCATGTAACGGTATTAAATAATTTTGTCCGTTTACTGTTATTCTCATGTATGTAGAAACCCCACTTGATGTTGAATCTGTACCTACGTTTGTAACCTCTAATGTTTTGACTTTCACATCACCAACAAATTCAGCTACACCTGTTTTAAAAATCTTAAATTTATATTCTTGTGTTGCACTATCAGTTGCTGAATTATTGTAAAAACCTAGAAAATCATTAGCACTATTTGGAGATGAAGCTGATGAATAAATAGTCCAATCACTACCTGCATAACTTCCACTTCCCTCTAATC